GGCTAGGGGGAACTACGAAAGGATTTATGAGTAACCAGATACGGACTCAAACAGTATATGAGGACGGTGACGGTGGGATTGTCATCGAGACGAAGCAGGATGTTACCGAGATCGTTGAGGCTAACAAAGCTCAGTTAGATTTCGATAAAGCTAGAACTGGACATCTAAACGAACTGCACCATGTAGCCAGAATACCCTTTACGGTGATTGATGTACTGAACCAGAAAGGGATTATGAGAGGCTTTCATATTGTAGATGACGTTGGATTTGCCAAGTGGCTGAATGATCCTGATAATGCTGTCTGGAAAACGTATCGAGGTACAGTATGAGAGTTGGTGTTTGCGTTCCTGCAAGGGATGAGGTTCACACGGCGTTTGCGTTTGACTTTGCGAAGATGGCTGCACATGATGCGTCTGTCCGATGCAAGGATGGTAAGGGTGGTTTAAGCCTTTATACGATGCCGGGAACGCTGATATTTGACCAGCGTGAGAAGTTGGCAGAGGTAGCGTTGAAAGAGGGTTGTGATGCGTTGTTCTTTGTGGACAGCGATATGCGGTTTCCTCCTGACATCATTGCTATTCTGCTGAGTCGTGAAGTGCCTATAGTTGGCGTTAATGCGACTACGAGAAGAAAGCCTGTAACACCTACGGCTAAGATGATGACGAAGTATATGGACGGTGATACGTTAGTCCATAAATGGGAGAACATCGATAGTCGTGGTAAAGAGGGTATTGAGGAAGTTACAGCGATTGGGTTTGGTGCTGTACTGATCCGCAAAGAGGTATTTGAAAAGACTGGCAGACCTTGGTTTGATGCTGGATGGGGTAAGAATGGAGTCTGTGGCGAGGATGTTTATTTCTGCGTCAAGGCTGCATCAGAGGGATTCCCGACCTACGTTGACCATGAGTTGTCTATGCACATTCGACACATAGGAACCTATGAGTACGGATGGAAAGATTTTGAGCAATTAGAGGAATGATATGCCGTTAGCCAGCTATTCGGACTTAAAGACTACGGTTGCTAACTATTTAGCCCGTAGTGATCTAACCGCAGTCATTCCTGACTTTATCCGACTAGCTGAGGAACGACTGAGACGAGATATTCGTACTCGGATGATGTTGACTGTTGCTACTACGTCAACTATTGGCGGTGATCCTACGGTTGGATTGCCGACTGACTTCTTAGAGATGCGTGACATACATCTAAACACTACTCCGGTGTTTACGTTGCGCTACAAGGCTCCTAACAGCTTCTACGAGACTGCCAGAACGACTGAGAGTGGCAGACCTGTGGACTACACGATTCTCGGCTTAGAGATGCAGGTAGCTCCTATTCCAGATACAGCCTATACGTTGCAAATGTTGTATTACTCCAAGCCTCCTTTGTTGAGTGACAGCGTTGCAAGTAACGTATTACTAGCGAACTATCCTGATGCGCTGTTGTATGCGTCACTAGGTGAAGCAGAGCCGTATCTGATGAATGATGCTCGTTTGCAAACATGGTCTGCTTTATACGACCGAGCGATCAATGCTATCAATGTGTCTGACCAGTCGAGTGAGTACAGCGGTCAGCCTATGTCTATGTCTTATAACGTGAGGTAAATCATGGCAGAGATGTCAAACTACCTAGAGAACGCGCTGATTAACGCGACTCTACGAAACACAGCTTATACGAGTCCTACGACGGTTTATGTTGGTCTTTACACTAGCGATCCGACTGACGCTGACACGGGTACAGAGGTCTCTGGTGGGTCTTATGCTCGTACTTCTGTGACGTTTGCCTCACCTAGTAACGGGGTTACGACTAACTCTAGTGCTGTTGAGTTCCCACAGGCAACAGGTACATGGGGTACGGTAGGCTGGATTGGTATTCTGGATGCTGCTACTAGCGGAAATCTGCTGTATCACACAGCCTTAGATACGTCGAAGGTGATTGAGACGGGTGATATTTTTAAGATTTCTACAGGGAATCTATCTGTGACTTTGGCTTAAGGAATAGATTATGTCCACTATCGTCACACGGGCAGGTAAAGGTAGTGCGCTAACTCATGCAGAGGTAGATGCCAACTTTGTAAACCTGAATAACGATAAGTTACAGTCAGGAAATACTGCTGCTGCACTAACGATTACGACTGCCACTATTAACGGTGGTGCGATTAACGCTACGACGATTGGTGCGAGTACAGCGACTACTGGTGCGTTTACTGTCCTGACAGCGAGTTCAGATTCCTCGTTTACGTCCACAGGGGCGTTGCAGATTAGCAAGGGTACGACTGGAGAACAGCCGGGGAGTCCTGCCACAGGCATGATTCGTTATAACACCACAACGAGTCAGTTTGAGGGTTATAGCGGTTCTTCTCCGGCTTGGAAGTCGATTGGTGGATCAGCCTTATCTAACGATACGAGTACCGCTAGCACCTTATATCCGGTCTTTGCAGGGGCTACGACGGGTACTGCTGAGAACTTATATACCTCGAACGCTAAGTTGCTCTACAAGCCTTCTACGGGGGAGTTAAGTGCATCTATTCCAAGGGCTTCGAACGGTATCTTTGTGAACACAGCGACGGTATCAACGAGTTACACGGTAGCAACAGGCGATAACGCGATGTCTGCGGGTGTTATTACGATTGCCAACGGTGTCACGGTAACGGTATCTGATGGCTCACGCTGGACGATCGTATGAAAATTAAGCAGAGAACACAGGCTGAGCTTGACCACCTCCGATCTTCTTGGAAGATTGGAGAGGATGGCGTTATTGTTTGGATTCGTAAGGCAAACGGTGGAAAGAATATAGGTGATCCAGTTGGTTTATCTACAAAACGATCTGGCCACCAAACCTGTAACTTATTTGTAAATGGCAAAGGCTACGGTTATGCAACAGGTCAAGTTGCTTGGTTTTTGCATCATGGTGAATGGCCTCAACAAGAGATTGACCATATTGATGGAGACCCGCAAAACAACCGGAAAGACAATTTGCGATATGCAACTAGATCGCAGCAATCTTTAAACAGGCGGTACGGTCATTGGGGTAGAAAAAATAAGGGTGTCTATAAACGACCTTACGGGGATAGATGGACTGCTCAAATATGGTTCAATGGCAAACACACTGGGCTAGGTACTTTTGGCACTGAGGAAGAAGCTGTTGAGGCAAGAAAGAAAGCTACGCTAGAACTGCATGGTGAGTTTGCAAACTTGCATTCTTACGCTTAAGGATAGAACATGGCAACGACGATAACAGCGGGTAATGCGACGAACGGTGCTGCGATTAGCAGCGACAACACCGGGATACTGGAACTGAAGTCTGGTACAGGGTCAGGTACGACTGCGGTCACGATTGGCACAGACCAGAGCGTGACGTTTGCTGCTGGCACGACAATTAACGGAATTACCGTAGGCCGTGGCGCAGGAAACGTAGCTACCAACACTGCGGTGGGTGCGAGTGCGTTGGCAAGTGGCTCACAATCTGGCATTCAAAATACTGCTGTTGGTAGCGGAGCTTTTGCGTTAAACACTTCAGGCAACTATGGAGTTGCTGTTGGCTTTGATGCTTTGGCGGCGAACACAACAGGTGCAAATAATACAGCGATTGGTCGAAGGGCATTGGTTGGAAATACAACAGGCTCCGATAATCAGGCGGTTGGTTTCAACGCATTATTTACCAATACAACGGGGTCAAACAATACGGCAATGGGGTCAAATGCGCTCCAAGCCAACACCACCGCCTCTGACAACACCGCTGTGGGGTATCAGGCGGCATATGGTAACACTGCTGCTATTGGGTTAACCGCCGTTGGCTCCCAAGCATTAGCCGGTAGTAATACAGGAAGCTACAACATTGCTGTTGGTGGACGTGTTTTATATGCAAATACCACCGGTACAGAAAACTGTGGCTTTGGTTATTGGGCATTGTTAAATAACACAACAGGACTCAACAATTGTGCTTTTGGTGAAGAAGCGTTGAGGTTCAATACCACGGGGAACTATAACACAGCATATGGGGCTTATGCGCTGTACACCAACACCACCGCTGGTTACAGCACAGCCGTTGGTTATCAAGCGCTTTATAGTTCCAACAGAACTGCTGATATTTTTGCAATCAATACTGCTCTTGGTTTTCAAGCTGGTTATGCTGTTACCACGGGCTACAACAACACACTGATTGGCGAAAGCGCAGGAAGAAACATTACGACTGGAAACAGGCACACTGTTATAGGTCGCTACAACGGCAACCAAAATAGCCTCGATATTCGCACAGCAAACAACCACATCGTGCTGTCAGATGGGGATGGCGTTCCGCGATTCTACATAAACCAAAACGGAGCGCTTTTTGCACCGGCTGTAGGTACTGGCGCAGGAACTAACGCTCTGCGATACAGCACAAGCAGCTTCCAAATTACCTACGATACATCGTCTGCACGATATAAGGACAACATCCGTGACAGCGGTTATGGGTTAAGTCATGTTATGCAGATGCGCTCTACCATGTTTGAATACAAAGACAGTGGGCGCACAGATGTCGGTCTGATTGCCGAAGAGCTAGACCTAATTATTCCAGAGCTTGTTACCAAGAATGCTGAAGGTCAGCCTGATGCTGTGTCGTATGACCGCATGGTGTCTGTGCTTGTTAAAGCCATCCAAGAATTGAAAACAGAATTTGACGCATACAAGGAGGCGCATCCATGATCGACCTAACCCCAGAACAAATCGCGCAGCACTACTCAGCAGCGATGGACAGCGTAAATCTGATCAACGCTGGTACGCCGGAGAACATGAGCGACGAAGAGTGGGCAGATTGCTTGGCAAGGAATCGCGAGCATCTACGCATCATGCTTGCAAAGGACTTTTGGACTAACGAAGATTTAACACCGCTGCAACAGGCGGCAGGAGAGTAACGTGAGTACAGGGCTGAAGGCAAATCCAGACGGCAGCGCAGCTATTCAGGTAGGCGGCACAGACGTTATTACGCTGACATCAGGTGGTGCTGCGACGTTTGTGACTAGCCCTACGACGGTACAAGCAGGAACAGCAGCGGCTCCTAGTATTACGTTCTCAGGTGATACGAATA